AGGCCGAGCTGGAAGTACCCATTAATGGAGGGCTCCTTGGCGCAAGATCTACGCGTCAGAGCCGTTTTTGGAACGGTAAAGAACTTATTACCGCTTACGATGCGAATATCTTCTCCTCTTGCGGCGTTAGCCGCAGCCCATTTAGTTCCTGTCCAGGGAACTAGGTAGTATAGGGCGGAGGAAGTCAAAGTTGGAAGTGAAGACATTTTATGCAAAACGGTACACCGTTCAGCACTATCCGACAGCGTTGCACCTGGACCGAAGAACCCTGGGAAGGATTCGGGAGGTCTATCCCCTAACAACCATCTGAGATGTTTTTTCATATCCTCGAAAAATTCGAGGATACGCTCGGACACGGGAACTCCAAGGAGGGTCCCAAAATCGAAGATCTCATTTAGCCGTTTGTTCGTAACGAAACATTGCCGCTCAGCGGACCACCATTTTTCAATGGCAGCAGCTTCGGGATCAATACTATCCACCTGCAGCTCGAGCTTCCGAAGGAAGTCGGTGGCCACAGCATCGGTATAATACTGATAAGCATCGTTGTAAAGGTGTGGATCACAGCTGAGTTTCAACAGCTGGTCCCACTCGCCATACCGCAGCATTACTGCTACTGTTAGCGAGCGTGGACTGTCGAGCCCTTCCATTAGGTTGAGGGCCACTGCCTGCATCTGAGACGTCAGGAGCTTCATGGGTCATTTACTCCTCAGGAAGGAGCAAACCCACTCTTGACACTATCCTTCATCAGGGTAGCAGCCAGGAGATGGGCGAACTGCGATACGGCCTCGTTGACATCCGTGGCAGTCATCCCGAGAGGGATCTGCCAGTCTACGGACGCAACAACACGGTCGATAACAGAAGTGACGCCAGTTGTGGTGTTAGTCGCGATCTGTGGGTAGACGTAAGTCGCCCGAAGGACGCGTTTGGCACCATTGCTCCCAGTCTTTGAGCCCAACCGGAGTTCAGGTTGGTGGGCAGCGGCAGAACCGACAGTCTGGCTACGCCAGACCGCCGGGGTACCGTCACCCGAGCTCGGTACAACAGCAGTGTAGATGATATCAGTGGTGTTGTCGTTCTTTTTCACTGTCACGTTGGCAATTGCCGGCATGATGTGACCTTTCTTTCTAAAAGATAAGCTCCAAAGGAGCGGATTGGAGGTGACCTACCGAGGTAGGAATTGCGTTAACAGGGCAATTGCAGTTGCAGCCCGGACAATTGACAGCCTTTTAAGCGGACGCCAAGCTATTTCGTAGCGAGGCATCCCAAGGGCTCTGCGGAAAAGTACGCCGTGCGAACGGATATCGACATTAGAAGTTCCATATGTCTTAGCGTATCTGCACTTTTTAACTACAAGGATCGTGGCATTCCAAGGATCTATCAGCCTTACACCGTCCAGGTCCGTCCATTGGTTAATAAAACTACCAACGGTTGCGAACCAGTCAATGACGAAGCTGAATGGAATGAGCTCCCACGCCCAAGCGGGCGGGTTTGTCAAACCGAGCGGGTTGCCCATGTATGCGTTACTACTTGTTACTTGAAGGGTTGCTGCAAGTTTGCAAATCGCAACGCC